TAACATCAATGTTACCGTATTCAACTAGAAGTAAATCTGGAGAATTTACCTCATTAGTATTTTTATAATAAGTGTCGTGATTACCAGCCAACATATGCACTCGAATGCCACGCTCTTCCAACTTATCGAAGAACATTTTCTTGGCTCTGTCCAAAGCATAAAAATTGACGTACTTGCGTCTATCAAAAGTATCACCAAGAACAAGGACAGTGTCAATACTATTTGCATCGAGAGCAGGAAAGAAAGTATTGTCATAGAATTTTTCGAAGAAGTCTAGAAAAGCAATACTATCATTACGTGCACCGAAGTGTTGATCTGTAATAATGGCTACCTTCAAATGAAACCTACCTTTCTATTTGTGCTAGATTTTTTAGTATTATCAGATTGCGCATTGAACACCTCTGCAATAGAGTATGTATCTTTCACTTCTGGTAATTTAACTTTCAATTTCTTTGCGAGAGACTTAGCATCTACTGCACTAAGAACATCGAATGTAACAATGTCAAAACATCTTCCTGGACGAACCAATGCAGAGTCAATGTCACGGATGCTTGGAAGATTGGTAGAGAAGATCATCTTCTTACCTTTGGTTGTAACAAGACCATCACCCACATTTAAGAAACGATGCATCATTGTGTTACCATCGCTACGAGATTTCAAGAATGCATCGCTGTCTTCAAGAACCATAACTTCTGCATCATCTTCGATAAAGCGAGCAAAGAAGCCATCCTTCTCAAGAATTGCTGCATCATATGTAACGATTGCTGAACAATTACGATGTGCAAGCAGACCACGAATGAATGTAGTCTTGCCAGTTCCTGGAGGTCCAATTAGTAGGAGAATGTTTGCAGAAGATTCCATGTAACGATCGTAATAAGATTCTAGTGACTCGTCTTTAAGAAATGGGTACATTTCTTCGACAGGAAGACGATCACGATTTAATGGAACATTTACAGAGTTGCCATCACCACCATAAATCCATTCAATGTATGAAGTTACAACAGAGAAGTTTTCTTCAACGATTTCGATAACATCATCAGCAAAATCAGTATCACCGAATGCACGAACAGTTGTTGAGTTGCTGTTTACATCAAACTTGATAAAGTTATTTGTTTCTTCTTCAATAATAAATCCATTAGAAGAATTTGTTTGAACAAAAAGAAAATCTTTAAAGTTTGCTTCTGCCCAGGTTTTCCATGTGTCACGATTTGCGAGAACAGTTGTCTCTCGTTGAACAGTGGAGTTGTTGGCAAGCACACGACGTTCCATAATCTGAGATGTGATTAAATCATCAAAATCAGAAACACCCAAAAATATTTTATTATCTTCCATAATATCTTTCAAATTAAACTGCCCATCAGTGGCATCCCATGTAAATTTTCTAAGAAATCTTTCAGTACGCTTTTTTGCTCTTACTTTAGATCTTCGACTTGCTCTTGCTAGTGCTGGTTGAAATCCAACAGTACCATCACCCAAGTCACGAATCAAGTCTCTTATCGATCTGCTCACTGTCATCATCTTCACCTATAAAGTCATCTAAATTCGTTTGTTTCTTTTTCTTCGCTTTTTTGCGTTCTATAAATGTATCATCGAAAGTATGATTCTGTTGCATAAAATCCATATATGCATTATGATAATCTTTATCATCACCCTCTTGGACTTCAAACATCTCAAATGGCATATCTTGAATCAACTTACCTTTAATATAACTCTGCTTCTTTTCTTTGGCAATCCTGCGAAGAAAAGCATACCATATAATTTGGGTGAAATAAGCAAATGGATTGTTAGATTTTGAGGGATCGAAGTTATCAATATACTGAATGCAATTTTCAATACCATCGCTAATCATATCATCACGATACGAGTAGTTTATAAAATTTGGTTTATAAGAAAGATGGGTTGCTATTTTTAGAATACACTCACCGATATAATTACTAATTTGTGGTTTCGGTAAATTGTTTTCTTTAGCGTGTTGAACTTTCAGTCGATACTCTGAGATAGCTGCAAGAAAATCAGCGTTGTTTACGTATTGAGCCATAGCATGGGAGTTCTTTCATAATTAATATACCGTAAGTATACATCAAAGTTATTGAAAAGACAAATCTTTTTTATTGTTACAATTTAGATTTGCTTTTATATTTGTCTTGGGGCATAATCACTGTGTTAGGGTTGATAAAGAGATTAGTGTACTGTATCGTTTCCTTGAATATAAGTTCTTTCTTCCTCTTTCTCTATCGGTTCACCACCGACAATCTCTTGTAGCATATTGATTCTCTTTCTGACTTCTTCTACCGTAAGAGGTTCATCTTCCCAAGTAAGTTCTTCTTTGGTTTCTTTTGTACCCTCTTTTGACATAAAAGATACTTTCTCATGCTCTGCAACAATACGACGATAGTGAGGAATAAAAAGATGATGAAGTTTCTTACAAAAGACTATATCTTTTTTATGTATCACAAAGACTCTATCATCGGAGAATTGGCAAAGCGGAGATGCAGTGATGTGCTCACGATTTGCTTCTAAGACTGGAATGGTGCGAATGCACATTGGAGTTTCAAGTAGAATTGCATCATCATCTTCTTCACGCAAGACAGCCATCATCTGTTCACCAGATGTTAATTTCAATATAACATACAACTCTGTGCCATCTAACATAAGTCCACCTCTACTATTTTAGTTTTAAATTCCTCTTCAGCATAGGTTTTATACCTTTCTGCTGCATGATTTAGAGTATGGTTTTTCCAAGACTTCCAATGAAGGTCATCCGCTATATCAAATAAATTACAGGATGTTTTACCATCTTTTAATCTTAATCCACGACCAATACTTTGCAGATTACGAATCTTGGATTTACTTGGCGATGCGAAAACGACATTCTCGATAGACGGTATATTGATCCCAGTTGAGAATGTACCAAAACTAGCAATAATAATAGCATCACTTTCGTCTTCTGTAATGTGACGAATTGCTTCACGATCGGTGACATCTGTCCCACCATATACAAAAAATACCTTTCTAGTATCATGTGCTTTATTCTTAATTAACTCGTAAAGAATCTTTCCATGTTTTTCAACATACTGAAATAGAACAAGCGTGTTTCCTGTCGAATTGATTGCCAGATTACGAATAAATTTATTTCTTTGTTCACAACCTACAAGCCAATCAATTTCCTCTTGATACGTATTGTTCTTTCTTTCCTTACGAATCTCTTCTGAGTATTTCAAAATAAGACACATAATATTTAGTGTTGCGAGTTTATTAGAATCCATCAATGCTTTGGTAGTAGTTACCCTATGGATTGGACCAAAGATCCCTTCCAATACCAAACGATGAACTTTCTTGTTATCGATAGTACCAGTGGTTCCAACTCTATAACGAATTGAATCCATCTTTTCCATAACAGTCGTTAAAGACTTTGCTTTGAATTGATGTGCTTCATCACCAAAGATAACATCGAATTGTTTGAACCAAGACTTTGGTTGTAGATAAACTGATTGCCATGTTGTAATTAAAACATCTTTAGTGAATTCTTTAGTGAATCCACTATACAATTTTTGGCAATGTTGTTTTGTTTCCCAACCATTGGCAGAAGAATAATCTTCAAAGTCCGTATACAACTGTTCAACCAGAGATGTTGTTGGAACTATAATTATACATTTACGATTATTTTCTAAATGCCAACGCATCGTTGTATAAATGATAAATGATTTACCTGATGCGGTTGGAGATAGTAGAAGTGTTCGCTCTCTATCAAGTGCAGTCTTTACTGCTTCGACTTGATAGTCACGAATCTCAATAGGTTTGCCATGACCCATCGGCTGTAATGATTTGGCATAATCCTCAATCTGTCCATGAGTTATACCATTGGATGTAGAGATATCTGTTTTGTATGTAATTGAATAATCATTTCGTTCGCAGAACTGCTGAACATATTCAATCAAACCAATGTAAAGAGTTTTTCTTACTTGGTCATATAAACGAACTTTACCATCCCATAGTCTGGCACGATATTGTGGTGTAAATCTTGCACCTGGATATTCATAGGTAAAGAAGTCTGTTAGTTCCTGTTCAATACTAGCATCAGAAAACACACGCATGTAGACTTCATCTAACTTCTCAATAGTTACCATTACATTCCTGCCAAGAATTTCTTCCATTCAACTGCAGTTTTAATCTGCCAGTCTCTGGCTTTAATTTGTTGAAGAACTGATTCAAGAAAATAAATCATCGTTTCAAGATATTTAATTTTAATATCCATAGTGTTGAGTTCGGCATCACCTTTTAGGAATTCATCCATTTCATTCTTGATTGGTTTGACACCTTGCCATTGATCCCACTGCAGATCTTGTAACTCATCACGAGAAAGTTCGCCACGATAGTAGCGAAACTTATTCTTACGAGTTAGGTTGTAATCTGATGAGAGTTTGGTGTGCTTGAGTTTAACCTGCACAAGTATCTTTAAATACTTTGCATGTAGTTTGGGAGTTGCTGTGGAATTTTCACCGAGATAATTGTCATCGATCTGACAATCTTTGTCCCACTCTTCTTGCAATTGTTCAATATTCATAATAACCTCACATTTATATAACTGCTATTATACCGCAGTTATTACAAAAAAGCAAATTTGTCTTACAAGAATTTGTAAAGTGCGTATCGGAAAGTTGCATTTCCAATTAGATATTGGACATCATTATTTGTTCCTGCAAATTGCAGAGAGTCAATACCAATAGGAAATAGATCAATAAATTGCACTGTCTTTGCAGTAGCATTGTTAGCTGTTAAGATTTGTAGTGTAGCATCAGAATAATTTTTTGCCAACTCGCTATAATTAGCAGTGTCATTACCTGTGAATGTTATATACTGATCATATGATTCTGGGAAACCAAGAGCAACAATCCAATTGTAGATTGACTGATAATTTTCCATATTTTCATCAACTAGAAACTGCACTGTAAGTTGATCATATGTTAATGTCTCACCAGGAATTGGAGCAATATTAAATGGATTACCAAACTCAGGTGCACCCAAAGTAATTCCAGGAAGATTAACAGACTGACAGAAAAAAGAAATTTTTGGCAATTTCTGAATGTTAAACAGGAATCCATTAGGTGATAATGGATTTATGTTAGTTGGAACAGGACATGTAATTGTACTAGCCATTTTGTCTCTTCTGGATAAGTGTCATACTATTATTTAGGAATAAAAAAGAGGGATCCGAAGATCCCTCTAAAGTACCGCTTCTATGTCGGCTTAGTGCCAACTCGATGGATTACATCAAGTTAGTTACTTTAACACGACGGTAGTAGTAGTTTGCGTTCGCAGTTAGATCACCAGTTGAACCAGATGCATCATCTAGGTCAACGAATGGGTTAGCAACTAGACCATAACGAGTCTTGAAGCCGATCTTTGGTTGGAAGCTGTTTGGATCAACAGCACGAACCATTTGTAGTGGAACATATGGGCAATAGAACAAACCAGCATCGAATGCTGAAGTACCCTTGTAACCAACTACGAAGAACTGAGTTGCAGATACGTTGGCAGTGTATGGATCAACATATACTTTGTACTTGCCGTTTAGAACACCAGCAAAAGTAGTAGAAGTATCATCGATGTTCAATGCGCTGTTACCTTGTAGAGCAGGAGTGTAGTCAAGAACACCAGCCATCGCTAGAGCAGACGCTACGTCAGCTGAAGTGATGATGAAGTTACCACGACCACGACGAGTTTGTTGACCGATTGCATTGGCTTCACGCTCGATTTGGAACATTAAACCTTTGAACTTCTCAACAGACCAACGACCATTAGAATCAGTATCTAAGTCGAAAGTACCAGCAGTAGTAGTACCAACTGCTGCACCTGCTTTTGCAGTTTTGTAGATTGTACGGATAACTTCACGATTGATTTCAGCAAGGATCTCTGTTGAAAGAATGTTGCTCAATTCGCCTTCAGCATCAAGACCATGAACAGATTTCATATCTTGTGCTAGTTCGATTGAGTACTCAGCTTTCAAAGCACGAGTCTTAGCAGTTACAGAAGTTTTCTCGATAGAGAAAGCCATTGCACCGAAAGAACCATCACCAGTGCCACCTTGACCAAGACGCTCTGCTGCAGATGTTGCTAGACCAGTACCAGTAGTTTCAGAACCACCGAAGTCATAAACACCAGAGTGAGTGCCAGTACCAGCGAAGTCAGTATCTGCTTCGTTGAATAGAGCCTCAGCACCACCTTGAGTGCTGTAACGTGACTTCATTGCGAAAATCAAGCCAGTTGGTTGAGTCATTGGTTGAACACCAGCAACATCATAAGCGATAAGTTGTGGCATTGCACGACGAACCAAAGAGATTAGAACTGGATCAAACTTAGCGAAACCGCCAGTATCACCATAAGAGCCAACAGCGTTAGCTGGTGCTGCTTCGTTCAACTCGCCCATTGCTTCGTGACCACGACGCAATTCACGCTCTTGGTTTTCTAATAGAACTGCAGTAACTTCTTTAATGTAGTTATTTTTGATTGGGGATGCAGCTTCTGAGTTCAGAACTGGAGCCCACTTCTTAACTAAATCTTGACGATTGATAGTCATTTTATTTTCCTTTATTTATTTTTGTTGAGTGCTGATAGATACGCAGACATAGTTGGATCAAGTTTTGGCTTGTTCTCTTCTGTCAATGTTTCTACTGGAGCATCAGTAACAACTGATTTAACATCAGCAGTTGCCTTTGTTGTGAAATAATTTTCACGGATAGTCTTTACTTTAGTCTCAAAAGATTGTGCATCTTCGTATGACAACTCTTCAACAAGACCAGTAAACTTTTCTACTTCAGTGTCAGTTAGACCTTCACTGATTGACTTAACGATTTCAGCACGCTTCTGTTCAGCGATAGTCTTAGACATCTCGATGTTAGTTGCCATCTGTTCATTAAGTTTTGCTTCAAGTTCTTCAATCTTGTTTTCCATTTCGCCAAGCACATCGAAACGCTCTTCAGGAACATCGATGTAGTGCTCTTCGAATAGGTTCTTCATACCAGCCACGAAACTCTCAAGAATTTCAGACTTCATTCCACGCTCTAGGGCAATTTCATTATCTTTCATCCACTGCTCAGCTACATAGCCGAGATATCCATCAACTTGTTCAACAAGACCCTCTACATTCTTTGCAACTTGCTCAGCAAGTTTGCTTTCGAATTCTTCTTCTAATCGTGCTACTTCTTGCTTAACACGACTCATAACTGCAGCTTCATAAATGGTAGTTGCTTTCGCTTTGAACTCTTCAGAAAGTTCTTCACCATTCATAAGTGCATCAATATCTTCCTTGACACCTTTTAGGTGGCTAGGCTCAGCTGCAACCGCACCTTTGGTCGCTGCGTTTTCTTTCTTAGAAGTTCCACCCTCTGCTTCTTTTTCATCCTCGACATTGTTTTTAGCATTGTCTGGATTTGGATTTTCTGCAGCAGGTTTAACTTCTTCTTCAGTGATCTCTTCCACAACCTCGTCTGCTACTTGCTCAGCAAGTTTTGCTTTTTTAGATTCTGCTAAGATTTCAGCAATTTTTTGTTCGATTGACATCGTTTTCTCCTGTAACTGGATAGTTCTGTTATATTATTTATTATTTATCTGATTTTACTCAGAAACTTTTGGAAAGCGACTATCTTTGCTTCCTCTAAATTACGAGAAGAAGTTTTTCTAATAATAGCTTTAACTTCTTCAATATGTTTTTCCACAAACTTTCCATCAACAAATACCCACTCTTTATTCTCCATAATGCCTCTAACATAAGCGTCAGGAGCAGAAGGGTCGGCAACGATGTCAGCTGCAGTGGACAGCATAAAATCGTCTTGAACAACTTGAATACCATCTTCATTTACTTTAAGAGATCCAAGTGCTCGACTAGAAACTCCAAGGTTAGCACCGCCATCTAAAAGACCACGAGCAATTTGACCCATTGGAGTTTCAAGAATCTTTGCTCTGCCGATATAATTTGTACCTTCTTTTTTCAAAGAAGTGATTAGGTGGGATACTCTATCAAGGTTAATTGATGGAGTGTCTGGGTGACCTAGTTCGCCATAGGCACGATTATTATCAACAGACTCTTTAATGTAACGAGCAACTTCACGATCCATTGTACTTTCTTTGTACATACGATTGTTGCGGTTAGTGATTTCTGATTGAAGGAATACACCTTCAATAAAATATTCTTTACCCTTACCCTCATGGAGTTCAGTAACAAGATTAACTTTTTCTGTAACTTCTCTAATAAGTCTCATTTAATTAACTCCCTACTGCAGTTTGATCATCGTATGCACCGAATACTGCAGTTTCTACCTTAGTAGCATAACCACCAACTTTGCGTAAAGTTAAGTATACTTGTGCTTCTGCGCCAGCAACTGTGACAACAACATCACTGGTATTTTCAATACTGTCAACGAATCCGTAACCAGCAGAAAAATCTAAATCACCAGCATCAGCACCATTAAGTGTTAAAATGTTAACTGAATTTCTAGTGATAGTAATAGTACTGTTATTTAATCCGCACCATTTACATGCAACAATATTAGCTGTTTGTGTCGCACCAGATATTGCTTGCGTGCTAGCTAAACAGTCAGTTTGTAAATCAATAGTTGAACTTGCAGCAGTGCCAGCAACCTTAATAATGGTTTCCTGATTTGTATTTTTAAGAACTGTTTTAGTAACTGCCATCTTTATTCCTCTATTTGTTTAAGCACATGAAAGAAATTCTCTTTTGATTCTCTCATATACTCAATAATCTCTGTTTGTTTTTGTAATAAATTATTTAGGTGTTCTTGAGTTCGCAAATCAATTGCTACAATTGAATCGTCTTCAAGTACATAATGCAATTTATTTTCAACAAGTCTATCAAGTTTATTCAACTTTCTAATTTCATGAACAACTGGGTCTACACTAAACATATGAGAAGAAGCAAGCTGTAAGTATGTTTCGATTAGCGTATCTGTAACTTTAACATCGTAATATTCTTTAATAATATTCGCTACTGTATGTTCAGACAATTCCTCGTATAGTTCTTTTGATACTTCTTCTTCTAATTGATGCGAAATGTAGTCTTGTTTAATATGTTCTCTTGCTTCTTCTAACTCTGTAAACTCTGTTTCAATACCATTTATTAAAATTTTACCGTCATCAGTCTTTTCAATTAACTGAAGATAAGATCTAATGCTTTCAACAACATTAGATCTTTTAATAGATTTGGTAAACTCAGTATAATACATTAGCCAACTTGTTGTTCTGGCTCAACAGGATTTTCTTCAACAACTTCTTCTTGAGTTTCCTGTCCAGCAAACATGCTTTGTGCTACATCAGCACGCATAGTATCTAATCTTGTAGATAATTTTTCTGCCATTGCAGCTGCAAAAGCATTTTGTGTTCCTAAAGCATCACCAGAGGCAATCGCATCTACTAAATTGTGTACTGTTTCATTCATAATATTCTCCTGTTAATTTGGCCAAGTGCCAGTTTTTAGTTGTTTAACTTTAGCTGACTCTCGTTGTACTGGTTGTTCCTCTGTTGCTTGATCATCTTCTTGTGGCTGTTGTTCTTGCTCTTCAGGTTGTTCAGTATTCTGTGCCATATAATTTTGTGTTGCAGCTTGTTGTGCACCATCTAACATTCCTGCTTTTTCTGCTTGACCAAGTTGAATTTCTTGTTCATCAGAGATTTCTTTTTCAATCTGCTCAATCTCATCTTCATCTAAACGAAGAATATTTTTACGAACCCAAGTTTGGCTATAATATTTACCAACATATGGATCCAATGCTTGCAGACTTTGAATTCTTTGCATTAGAATTTCAGAATCTTTTAGTTCAGAGAAGTGATTGTCTTCTAGATAATCATACTTCAAGAATGGACGAATCTCATCCCATTCATCTGCACGAATAACACCCTTTGCGATTAGTTGTACTCTTAATGCGTTAGAGAACAACACGCTAAATTTCTTACGAAGTCTAACAATAAACTTATTAAACTTAACTTCATCACGAGAAATCTCTTGTGAACGACCAATGCTAAAACCTTGTTGTGGTTGTAGACGACTAATTGGCACATTCAATGCATGATAAAGTTTACCTTGGAAGTATTCGATGTCCTGAATCTCACCCAGATTTTGTCCACCTGGAAGAGTAGTAATCTCTGTGCCTTTACCACCCTCACGACGAGGCATCCAGAAGTCTTCCATCATTGACAAGTGACGACGATCGTCACGAGTTTCACCAGTAGTTGCATCATAAACAATCTTGTTACGGAACTTATTCATAATGTCCGTTACATACTGCTCTGCTTTCAACTTTGGTAAATTACCAACATCAATGTAAAAAATTCTTCGTTCAGGTGCACGGCTGATACGATAGATGACCAAAGAGTCTTCAATCATCTTTAATTGATTTACTGGTTTGATTGCCTTATGTAGATAAGACATCATCATTCCAGTATTTTGATCTACATATCCTGATGGAGCATAGACCACTGAATCAAGAGCCAACTTAACACCTTGTGTTGTTTGCTCTGTAATTCCTTTGTCGTTGTAAAGATAATATTCTTCGATCTCTTTTACAACATCAACACCTTGTTTGTTTCTCTCTTTTTTAATATTCTTAATGCGACGAATTTTACGAGGATCGATGTAACGGAGTTCAACGATACCCTGTTTAATATTATTTTCGTCTATAAGAATTTGATAATATAATCTTCCATCGATATACCATGAACGAAAAAGTTCATGTGCTCTTTCATCAAACTTTAATATACGGAGTACATTATCAAATTCTTCTTTAATTTTACTTTTAATTGAAGCAGAAACTTTTAATTCATCTAATTTTAACTCAACAGATCGTTTATCCTCATCTGCAACGATTGCTTCATTTACGATATCTTCAATCGCACCATCACAATCGCTATACTGAGAAACCTCACGATAACGACGAATTAAATCATTTTCATTTTTAATCGTGCCCTCAAGATCCATGACCATACCGTAGTGCCCACCAGCATTAACACCAGTGTTTACTACAGTTGATCCTGTCTCAATTGGACTAGGAGGAACTACACTCGGTAGTTCCTGTCCTTGTTTACGCTTTATCTCAAAGCCAAATAGTTGCATAATGTAAAAACCTCAGTTAATTATTAAAGAGGGAACGAACCAACTGGAGTGTCGATAGAAACATTGACACCAAATCCAGCAGCTGCCCCAGTGTTTGAAGTAAAGAAGTTATATGTAAACTCTACGTCAAACTGTTCAATTGCATTTTGTTGCTCGTAATCTAAGCCAACAGCTGAGATAGCAGTTGGGAATGCGTCTACAAATTTATAACTCTTGATAATTGCTCCGTTGCGATCTAGTTGATGAACATTCAAGTCAACTTGATAATCAGTTGGGTTAATACGACCATTGGTAGTATTATAATTCTGAATACCAGATTGCCACTGTTCTAGTGCATTACGGATACCAAAAGTTGTATCGTTGTAAATTGTTACTGTCCATGGTTGGAAAGTTCTTTCACCAGCAAAGTTCACTGGGCGACCACGATAGAGAACAGGAAGTGTCTCGATTGTAGAAGCAGGTAACTGAGCAGCTTTACACAAAAACTGTGCACGCTGTCCTGCTACCACACCCAATGTAACATAAGATGGGAAAGATAATTCAACACGGAACTGATTCGGGCGAGCACCGCCACCAATCATTTGCGCTTTAAAATCAGCAATATTTGCCATTTAATTCTCCTTGTTCTTATCTTTATTTATCTGTTATTAAGCACCAATTTCGCTGAAGTTAATCGCAGAGCGAGCAGCAACGAAGTTGAGAGTAATAAAGTTGATAGAACGATTTGGCTTAACGAAGATATCAGCAACGAATTCGTTACGATCGATAACTTCACCTGTGTTGTTAGACTCATCGCACTTAACAACGAAATCAGTAATA